TATGTCCAAGGGCGGAGATATTGCAGGTAACTTAATTAAGTCCACAGCCATGCAAGCGGCATTTAAAATAAACGTATTTATAGATGGCAATGAAACAGCGGCTAGAAAGGTTGTAATTGACCAAGCTAGTCAATCACAGGTGGAGGGTAGATAATGGCTATTAGTTCGCAAGTATACTTAGAGATACCGCCCCTTGAAGGGGAAACCTTGACCACCTTTATAGAGTTAACTGTGACGAGTAGTGTAGCTATCGAGATGCCTACTGAGATAAGTTCATTTCCCACACTTGATGGAGTCACAGTCTCAGACAATGCAGTGAATGGCAATAAGGTGTACCAACTAGAAGGGATCATTAGTAATACTCTAAACAGTGCGCTAAGTAGTGGGGGTAAGCAAAAGTTAGTAAAAGATAATTTTAAACTTTTACAATACGTTAGAGACAACCACAAAAGATTTACCCTATACTTTGATAATAACCAAGACCCAGTCTCAGATTGTATGTTAACTAAACTAACTCTCAACAAAGGCTCAGCTATGGGATCTTCTTATGAGGTTTCTCTTGGTGTAACTGAGATACTAGTTTCCAGAGAGTCTCTCTCATCCATAGAACAGTTTATATCAGATGCGAGTAAAGACCAACTTGAAGGAGTTACCAAGGCTAACCTAGTTAGTACAGAGAGTGTCCCCACAAACTCAGCCCTACTTGATGGGACACTAGCAACAGGTGGGACTGTATCAGGGGCACTTGGAGAGGTGTTTGGTTTATTTAGAGGTGTATTTTCAGAAGGAGGGGCAGAGTAATGGCATTATTAATACCAGTTTCAAATAGTCCCTACTCAGAACAGCTAGTATCTCTTAGTAATAGGGTAATTACTATGGTGTTCAAGTTTAACGTAGTTAATCAATCTTGGTATTTAGACCTCTTAGACTCAAGGGGCTTAAAAATAAAAATGGGTATTAGGATTGTAGCTAACCAAAACTTAACTGAAAGGTTTGATTTATCAGATTCTTTTACTGGAGACCTATGGTGTATTAAGAATAGGAACAGTAGTAAGGTTTTAGGTAGGACTAATTTAGGAAAAAATAAAGACTATGGCTTGTACTGGATTTCAGATGAGGACTCTAAATTATTGGGGATAGAAAATGTCATACAATTTTAAGAGAGCCTACTCTTTAACGATAGGCAAACCTGCATCAATTAGAAACTTATATGAGAATAAAGATTTCAGCACACTCACAGCGGCTTACAACTCCTTAACTGGACCTATACTACCAGATGACTTAGATTTCCTCACAATTCCCGCTGAGGCTAGGGAGATAAACACACTACAAATTAACACTATAATAAGTTTATCTAAGGATGACAAAGGACAGAATCAACAGACCACTCTAGAGATTTATAATCTAAGTGAGGAGGTCATAGAGTTTATCTCTAAGAAAAATAGCCTAATGATCTTAAAGGCAGGGTATGAGACAGACCAAGATTTACCAATCATCTTTAGTGGGCAAGTTAAAGAAGTCAGCACTACTAGAAAGAATGTGGACTTAGTCACAACCATAACCGCCTCAGATGGGTTTATTCCTGCCACCGGAGTTAAGGTGGCCTTATCCCTAAAACGCCCTCCAGAGGCAATCCTGACTTACAAGGATGTATTTGACGCTTTAGTGTTTATATGGGGAGCTAGTGGAGTCGCAATATCAGACGCTAACTTAATCTACGAAGCCACTCCAAGACCTTTCTCAGGAAATCCTAATGAAATAGATATCCCCGATGGCTGGTCTTACGAAGGGTATCTTAGTGATGCTATGGATGACTTATGTGACCACTTTAGGTACACATGGTATATCCACAATAACATATTGTTTGTACACCCTCTAAATGGATATGAGTTTATCAAAGTATTCACCTTAGACCCAAATCAGATAAAAGATATAAAAAGAATAGCTAAGTCTGATACTGGAGCTACAGGAGAAGAGTCAACTGGATTTGCAATTAGTACTCCTTTAAATGGCAACATAAAGATGGGAAACATAATCAGAGTTTCAAGTGGCGAGTACGAGGGTGATTATATAGTAAAGAGCATCACTCATAGGCTTAACTTTAGACACTCTGATTGGGACACAATAATAGAAACGGAGGTGAGGTAGTGAGTAACCTGTATAGAACTATCCAATCCCACATAAATAAATTTAAAGATACACTTTATACTAGCAGTGTCGGGGAAGTCGTAGAAGTTAACTACGAAGGAGACTCTATTAAGAGTGTTGATGTCAGGCCCAGTGTTAATAGGCTATATGTAGATGGGGAAGAGAGACAAAAACCAGTCATATTCAATGTACCAGTGCTTTTCCCCAGTGGTGGTGGTGCTATTATATCTTTTCCTATTCAAGTGGGTGATACAGTGCTTTTGGTCTTCGGTAAAGAGGACATACAAAACTTCCTTAAAGACAAGGCCCCTAAAGCTCCTGCTACGCTACGTAAGTTTTCTTACAACGATGCCATAGCTATTCCATGCCTAACTCCCTTCACAGAAAATTTACAGCCAAGTAAGGATGCTCTGGAAATTAAATTTAAGGGGGCATCTATAAGAATAGATAAAGATGGTAATGTAGTGGTCAGCAGTCCTAAAGATGTTATAGTTAAAGACGCTTTAAACGTGTCTGTGACAGCCTCAGAGAAGATAACAGTTAAAAGTCCTACGTTGGTATTAGATTGTACTGAAGTAACCGTCACAGGCTCCCTAGCTGTGTCTGGTAACATATCTACAGAGGCTGACATAGTGACAGCAGATATTCCCTCACTTAATACACATAAGCATGACCTAATTAAGACTGGGACAGATACATCAGGAGAACCAGTAGAATGAGTGATTTAAAATTAGATGCGTTTGGTGATTTAGATATTACCTCTGGGAAATTAACGCTAATCTTAACAGAACAAGAACTCTTAGCTCAAAAGCTAGGGATACTATTTAAGTCCTTTCAAGGTGAATGGTTTTTAGACACCTCCTATGGAATACCCTACACCCAAGTTATTCTAAAGAAAGGCACTCCTAAAGAGTTAATTGACTCGATATTGTTTAAAGCAATTAATGGGTATACGGAGGTAACTAATATAGTCAGCTTTAAATCAACAGTTACTAAAGGTGTTTATTCACTTTTATTCACAGCCAGAATTAAGGCTGGTGAGATTGTTACCATTGAGCAAGATATTTCAACAAATTAAGGAGGGCTTATGCCTTTTACAAGTAGAGGGTTAGAAGCTAAGAGATTTAGTGATATCTTGCCTGAGATAAGTGATGAGTTAATTAGTAGACTAGGTATAGAGCTTGACACTACTCCAGACACAGTTCTAGGAGTTATCCTAAGTATCTTTGCCTCAGAGATAAGTACGCAAGAAGCCTTAACGCAAGCAATGGCTGACAACTTTGACATAGATAAAGCTACTGGAGTATTTTTAGATAGCCTTGTGGCATTAAACTCCCTAACTAGGTTAGATGAGAGTAATTCAATAGGCAGTGCATTCTTTAAGGTATCTGTAGATGGAACAACCATCCCTATCACCGCCCTAATAAGGGACTCACAATCTAATGTATATAGACCAGTATCTTCTAACCAAATAAACTCATCTAAGTGTACCTCAGCTTCATTTACTTCAGATGGTTTTGTTGGTAATTTTACTGTATCAATAAATGGAACTGAGTTTACTAAAACATACTCATCTACACCTACCGAACAAACGGTAGCTGAGGACTTACAGTTTCTTATTAACCAGTCTTCCCCTGACCTCTATACAGTTAGCAGAGTATCTGGGGTAGTTACAATCGCCATCACTAATAAGTTTAGTGATCTAAACGTCACAAGAAATGAGAATATCCGGTTTACACAAGTTGAAGGTAGGGTCAGTGTTATTGCCCTAGATACCGGAGTTGTAAACCCACCTATTAACACAGTTAAAACATTAGTTACAAGCTTAACTAATGTACAGAGTGTGATTAATTATGACACCTTCACTGTTGGTAGGCTAAAGGAGAGCGACACTGAGCTTAGAATTAGACATCAAAGAAACCCCCAGATAAGTAGAAACAGTACTACTAAAGCTATATTTAGCAGATTAGCAAATCTAAGTGGGGTATCTCTGGTAAGGATATTCGAGAACACAACTAATGTTACAGACTCCGATGGTAGACCATCTCATTCTTACGAGTGTATTATAGAGGGAGGTAATGAGCAAGAGATTGCAGAAAACATTTTTGACAGTAAACCCGCTGGGGTTGAGACATACGGGTCACAGAGCTATCTAGTTAATGACTATTCAAATAGTCCTTCTGAGGTAAATTGGAGTAGGCCTAACCCCAAGTATGTAAATGTCAAGATTAGTTATAGTAGGTATGGTGAAGAGACGTTCCCTGATAATGCTGTTCAAGCTATTAAAGAAGCGGTAGTTCTTTATGGGGATAACCTAGGACTTGATGTTGATATCATCCCACAGAGGATGTATGGAGTAGTCTACGGAGCCGTAGCTGGTATAGGCAGTTTAAGTATAGAAGTTGGTACTTCACTTATACCCTCATCTGAGACACCTAATGAGATAGCCTATACCACTAACACAATCCCCATTAGTAAAAGAGACAAAGCTGATTTTAACGTAATCCGTATACAAGTTATAGAGGTTTAACAATGTCTGAACTACAGTATTACGAGTATCAGGAGAGTGGAGAGGGTAGACTACTAAGCCAGTTTAAGAATAAACCTAATATTAAGGC